TATCGCGACGGACAACGAGCATACACAATTGCAAAAGCTTGCAAGAAAGATGAAGTTCTTTCCAAGCCAAAATGCAGGATATTCTACGGAAATCCAGTATCGTTGACTTGGTTAGTACGGAAATATTTCTTGCCTATTGTACGTGTTATGCAAATGAATCCAAAATTGTCTGAATGTGCAGTTGGTGTCAATAGTCATGGTCCCGAATGGGAAGAGTTGCATAATCATATATATCATTACGGATCTGATCGTTTGATTGGTGGTGATTACGGGAAATATGATCAGAAGTTGCCTTCGCAGCTTCTTATTGCAGCTATTCGAATCATGATTGATTTTGCCAGAGAATGTGATTATTCTGAAGAAGATTTGAAAATTATGGAAGCTATGAGTGGTGATTTAGTTTATTCACTTATCGCTTTTAATGGTGATCTTATTGGACTTACAGAAGGTTCACATATATCTGGTAATTCATTGACGGTTGTTTTGAATGGTATTTGCGGGAGTTTAAATTTGCGTGCTTATTTTTACTCTCAAAATGTTTGTGATTCTCTTGATACTCGTATTCCTTTTAGGAGTGTTGTTAATTTGGTTACTTATGGTGACGATAATATCGGATCTGTCAGTCCAAAAATAAACAATTTTACTATCAAAGGAATATCTGAGTTTCTTGGAAAATATGGACAAGTTTATACAATGCCCGACAAAGAAAGTGAACTCTTGGATTTTTTGCCTTCATCAGAATTTGAATTTCTGAAACGAAAGTCTATTTATTGCAAGAAAAGAGGACAACATGTCGGTGCTTTAGTTGAAAAGTCTATTTTCAAGATGTTGCACATGTATGTGCGACAGAAAGGGAGTCCATTGTCTCCGGAAATGGCGAGCGCTGAAAATATCGACACAGCTTTACGTGAATGGTTTAACCATGGTGAAGAAGTGTATGAGAAAAGACGCTCGGAGTTGATTAACGTAGCAAAGATTAGTGGTGTTTATCATTTAACTAATGAATTGAACGTTAATTTTGAGCATCGAGTTGAATTATGGCGGAAGAAGTATGACAAGAGTTATCTTACATACCAATTCCTTCATGAGGATCTCGATGTAATGGGGCCACAATATACCCCACATTAAGTGAAAAGTATTGGGGCAGTTATGCATCTGCCTTCGGAGAAAAGCAAAATGTGTGTGTGGTTTTGGATACCATATGGAAATCAACGTGGAAGAGCACGAGCCACGTTTCCTAAAGGCTTTATCACATATGATTAAGGGATATTTATCCAGGTTTTGTCAGCCAACAAACAGTCTCTCACCAATGGTTTGAGTGAGCCATTGGAGTGTGTGAATCACTTACTTACATTAAATTTTCACATAAAGATTTGAGGAAAGCAAGGAAGGTCCTCAAAGAGAACGGTCAATACCTTCCAACGTTCGATATCATACCGGACGATCCAGCTTCGCGTAACAAGCAAGCTTGGACAATTATTTATGCAGCATCTCGGTGCTTGTATAATAAAGTATGTGGTCAGCAGGATCTCTCATATGGAATGGGAGATCATTGTACAATGTGTGGATTGCAAGAAGATTATTGCGATTGCAATTTTGATATGCAATGTGGTTTAGAATGTTGCTTGAGAAGACGACCTTCGGATGGAGATATTGCTCTCCCTGATGAAGATAGTTTTTATATAAGCAGTGACTCAACTTCAGAAGAGGAACAAGTTCTTTTAGAATTTGAACCTCAATCTGGAGTACCTGAGATGAACATTTCTTCACAACCACAACAAACCACACACCAAAATGTTATATTTCAAGATCAAATACCACAATTTCATGTGGATATTGATAATGATCAGGATAACACGCGTAAGATAGCAGATGAGGATAATATGCCTTTGGCTGAGTTTATGACTCGGCCACAGCTTATTTTCCAAACTGATTGGAGCGGAAGTACATTAGTTGATTATTCATTTAATCCTTGGGAGTTGATTTATACTCATCCAACTATTACTAACCGTATTAGCAATTTCAAATTGTTGAAATCTCGATTAAAAATCAAGGTTGTCATCAATGGAAATGGCTTTTTCTATGGTCGATTAGCAATGTTTTATCGACCGTTGCATGGATTTGATTCGTTTTCACAAACGCGTAATGCAATCCCACAGGATTTCATTCAAAATTCACAATGTCCAGCATTATATATAGATCCAACACTATCTTTAGGTGGTGAAATGACTTTGCCTTTCTTTTGGCATGAAAACTATTTTGATATTGCCAGTGGTGATATCAATCAAGCAGGAAGAGTTTTCTTACAGGTCCTTAATCCACTTAAACACGCAAATGACGAATCTCCAGCACCTCTTACGGTAACTGTATTTGCATGGGCAGAAGACTTTGATATGTTTGTACCGACGTCTCTTGATGCAAATGCTATTTCTCCTCAATCCGGAGAAGAAATAGATGAAGCCAATGAGTGTGGAGTTGTGTCAGGACCAGCCACAAAAATAAGTAACATAGCTGGTATGATGGGTTCAATACCTATGATAGGCAGATTTGCTAGTGCCACGTCAATAGCCGCTGGGGCTGTTGCTAGTATGGCAAAAATGTTTGGTTATTCACGACCACCAGTTACTAAGAATCCTGAACCCTATAGAGCTCACGTTGTTAGCTCTCTGGCATTAACCAATGTGCCAGATACAGCCTATAAATTGACTGTCGATGACAAACAAGAGTTGTCAATTGACCCAAGAATAGCTGGTATAGGAGGTGAGGATCCTTATAATATTTTGCGTATAGCGCAAAAAGAATCTTATTTAACCACGTTTACGTGGGCTCTTTCTGATACACCAGGAACCCTTTTGTATAATTCAGTTGTAGCACCTGGTTTATGGGGCGAATCTACCCTTTTGGGTGGAACCGCTATTCATTTACCAGCATGTGCTTATGCTGCTATGCCATTTTCCTACTGGACTGGAACAATACGTTTCAGATTTCAAGTAGTAGCTTCGGCTTATCATAAAGGGAGAATGAAGGTTGCGTATGATCCAAATTTCTTTGACAATCCTAACGCTTATAATCAAAATCATCTACGCGTAGTTGATATTGCTGATGAGCAGGATTTTGTCATTGAAGTTGGAATGGCGCAACAGAGAAACTGGATTGCATCATTAAAACCGCATAGTGACGCTTTGTCTAATCAGATAAATACATCGTCATTTTTGACTCCATC